CTTAGTAGAGATTGCTCCCAGATGCGCAGCGCCCTGGTCCCGATAAGGGACAGGAACGCCGCCAGGGTCCTTGCATCTAGCCCTGGAGGGGCCTTCAGCTTGAACCCTATACCATCTGGGGCAATGAGCCTCCCCACAAACTCACCCAGCCCCCCTGCGAGGGACTTCGGCTCCGAGATCTCTAGCCCTAAGAGGGCAGAGCACTCTCGGTAGGCCTCCGCCAACCTCGGGTCAGCGATCACCAAGTCGTCCCCTACAATGCAGTAGGGGGCCGACTGGGGGTCACCTCCGAGCCGAGCCCAGAGAGCCCTCACCACCGCATGGTGGCTAAGGGCGAAAGCGGCGAATGAAGGGACAGTCCCAAGGGGCTGCCCACATCGCCACTTTATCACCTCTGAACCGGCCCCAGGGTAGGCCGTCCGAGCTGGGAGCCTCGAAATCCAACAGAAGAGGTCCACCCACGGTCGGTTCCTATCCGAAGATAGGGACCATAAGACCGTTCGGGTGACCGGAAGCGGGAAGAGGTCCGTCGCAGAGCTGAGGTCGAAAGACCAAACGGTCTTCCCCGACCTCAACCACTCCGCGACGCGCTCCGCCCCCGCCGCCTGGTTGTACGTAAAGTCCTGAGGGATCCTCCTGAGCTGGGAGTACAACTCCCGAGCCCAGGGGTCCAGCAGGAATTGCAACCAGCGCGGAGGGGCGAAGTAGAACCTCGCCTTCCCGTCCGGCTGGACCCGACAACGCACCGCCCCGTGCGCCCTGACCTGCCCCGGTTCAGGCCGGAAGTCCGGCAGAACTGGGAGCATCGGCCAGTAGGCTGGCACGGTCCCTGGTGGGTGCAGGATGTGATCCTGCATAATCCACCAAGCGTCCCTGAACAGCTCTTCCCCGGTCGGGGTGTTGTATCCCTTCCCGGTTGTGAGCTTAAGGGACAGCGGGTTGTTGGGAAGGACCTCTCTGTGGATCCGAACCTCAGGGAGCACTTGTCGAGGGGACACACCGAAGTGGGCCCGGAAAGGAAACCGGGATCTCCAATCTTCGGTGTCCACCTCGACTACTCTCCCCGGGGCGAGAGGCACCCTAAGGACGCGAGCCGACCCTACAGCCTTCTCGAACTTCTCCACGTCCCTCCTGGAAGGCACGGTTTTCAACCGGCCATAGGCCGTGAAGGCCGTCCTCCAGGCCTGGACTAATTGGAGAAATTTCTCGAAGGATGCCGTGGTGGCAACCCTCTCGGCATAAAGTAGATACCGAGGGGACCACCACGGGGGTCTGCAGGGGTTCTCCCCGGCTCGGAGCTTCAGGAGGTACTGGACTAGAGCACCAACGCGCTCTTTCGTCCAGTCGAAGCCCGAGGCGTGGACCCACCTGTCCACCGCCTTGACTATCAATAGTCGATAGCGGTGAGACACCAGTGGGAAGGCGGCCATCAGCCGTAAGG